GGTTATTACGGGAGTAAATAGAGTGTGCAGAGAAGGAAATCATAAACCTCTGTTGTTAAGCACACATAATTCTTGTTGGGGAAAGCCTCAAAACCCCATAGTTAACTTTGTGAGGCACCATTCTTGGTAGTTAACCATTGAAAAACACACGCTGACCACGACCACGTCCACGACCACGAGAATTGCCACGACCACGCGAAGGACCTCCTCCACGAATGGAGTTGCGTGATGGTGTAACAAAAATTGGTGGAAGCGGACGATTACGATAACCACCGTTAGGTGGAGCATAGCGACGTAAAGGTGGTAAGGAACGTGAACGACGAGCGTTACGCGGTTGTTGTTGTTTTTGAACACGATTAGAACGACCAGCATTACGATTCGTGTTACGCACTGTAAGTGCATCAAGTTTCTTTTCAAGTGAGTCAAGTTTTCGTGTGTGATCCTTGTTCTCACGTATGATCTTAGCTTCTGCAACGTTTTCTTCCTTTGGACCAGCAACCTGATCAGTAAAACCACGAAGAAACATTTTGCCCGCACCTTTAAGTAAGGTACCGATAAAGTTGTAGCGAGCAGGCATGCCATCTTTTAAATCATAAAACTTATCCATAAGCTCTTGCATAAGAACGACACTAGGTTTAGGACCGAGTTTGATAAGACCGGACCATGGTGAAGCAGGTGAAGGTTGGACTTCAAAACCGGTGTAGTACTTACGAATAACAAGCTGTGGCATAGTCGAAGCAGATTGGTTAGTGTTATAAGCTAAGCCAGCATAATGGACCCAACTCCAAGTCATGTCCTTAGACCAAAGAACATCGGCAGCAGTATAATTACCGATGTTGCCAACAGTAGTACCTAAAGGCACATTGGTGCTCAACGGAATATAATGATTACCACCAGCATTGTCAAAGAAAAAGACATAGCATTCATACATAAAACCTGGAATGGTGGTAATATCACTATCAATCGTGTTACCAGAAGTAAGCCACTGAGGTGAAATGGTGTTTAAGCGCTGAACGGCAAAAGTACCATCCATGGCTTTACCGCCATAAGAACGTAGTGACGATTGTAACGTTTGACTGAGTGATGGAACAGAAAAACTAGCAGCTGGATTACCAACATTACCCATATTGAGTAATTGAATAGTCGTATTAGGATCGATGTTGAAACCAGCATCAGGATTAGCATTGGCACCAATAGCTTCAAAAATTTCAGTACGAATGTACTTAGGAAACTTGAAGTAAGGATGAGTCTTATCGACACGAACGTATCGATTACGCTTGTGCGTAGACTTAATAAACCCAATAAAATGACGTGGGTTTTCAGCAGCAAATTGGTCGAGAGTACCGGCAAATAAAATTGATGGTACAAATTGATAAGTAGTAACAAAGCCGGTGTTGTTAAACATCGTAGCGTTAAGATAAGTCGTTAACGAACGGTAAATAGGACGAAAGACTTGAGCATCCTGGTGAAAATTTTGCGTGTTGTAAAGGTCCTGCACGTCATTGTTATTGTAATCTTGGTTCCAAACTTGACCATCATTCGTATAAAACGAAAAGCACAAATTAACAAGTGCATTTGGAACCAAAAAAGCAATTTCAGCAGGCGGTGGAGTAATATTGGCAACGATGCCAGCAACGATGCCATAAACTTGATTTTGCATTTTAACGTTACGCCATTCAAGAAGCACTTGTGAGCGTGCATCATTAGTTGGAATACCAAGAAAACCTGGTACAGCAGAAGGTGGATGTAAACACTTCTGAATGAAGGCGCGTGCAGGATCAACCGTACGAGTTTGAGTCTGCACTTCATTGTCGTTTTGAAGTTGACCAAATAAATCTGGATCAACTGGATTTTGTGTAGCTTCCATATGTAAGCGTGTGAAAAATTTACTAAAATAAACACGTAGGTAGAAGAGTGTTTAAATAACCCAAAAAAAAAATGATATGATGATAAAAGGGAAAGTTGGTAAACCTGAGAGAATGGTTTGAAAGAGTTTTCCTTCTCTTAACGTTAATTTATGTTGATACGACTGGCATGATGACATTCTGTAAATCAGAATATTTAATGTCACCAGCATTACATAAAAAGTCGAATAAAATAGAGCACATAGTGAAATTAACGTTGTGCTTGCAATAAAATTGTGCAGTAGCATAACAGCCAAAGTTCTTTTGATATTCATTCTTAACAACTGCACAACGGGATGCTGTTGAAATTTTCGTTTCATCGAAGTGACCTTGAGAACGATAAGTTTTGCCAATAAACTTACAAGTGAAACGAACAACGTCAGGGAATAGACCAATAGGTGTAAGTATATAACCTGCAAAATCACCAATTGGCCCAGTATGGTTCTTAATAACGTGACCAGTAGTAGATAAGAAAGCATGACCTGTAACACTAGTTATGGAACGACGACAGTTAATTGCAGAATCGTCACCTTTAAACAGTGATATGTATTCAGAAATAAAGCGTTTAATTGCATAGGTCATCGCCATATTACCAATAGTGTTCTCACATATTGTAAAAGGATTGCCAGAAAATTGTTTTTCGTCACCGATAAGGACGGTTCGAATAGATTTTGTCATAATTACCATTTTCCACTTTGAACGAAATTGCGTGAACCAAGAGGCAAGCCAAGTTGGGCAACCAATAGCACAAACAAGTGTACTAGTGAGTTGTTGGAACACAGTACGAAATTTAGTGTCCCACTCGTTAACGTCAGAACAATCCCACACATTATCGTGTGGTGCACCATTAATGATAGCAGTGTATTCATCGTTAAGTTCCTCGTCACTATCAAAGCAAGCAAGAATAACATTACGATTATACTTACGAATCAAAGAACGTACCTTATGTAGAAGTGCACGAGCATAAACAGATAAAATGACGTTAACACGTTTTGACATAGAAGCAATACCTTGCCCAACTTTATCACTCGAATCAAAACCTTCTTCAATCTTAAACTTAGTTTGTTGCTTATTCACAAAAGTGAGGAATTCTTCGTTTTCATTAAATTCATCAGCAAGTTCACGAATAGCAGCAGCACCTTGTGATGAACCAATTTTTTTTTGCAATGCAATCAAAAATTCCTTATAATGGTATTTAAGTTCTTCATCAGTGCAATAAAGCTCTTGCTGTATTTGGTTCCAATTGGTACGACTACCAGATACACCGTAACAGAAACCTTCAATGAGTTGCGACAAAGATAAAGTGCAGGCACGAATACCCATAGTTGGAAGTTTCTGTGAGTACCTCTTAATAAGGGTACGAGTAGTTTCACGTTGGTCACCAGAAAATTGGTTGACAACAAGAGGTACATTTGGAAGTAATCGATAACCACGAAATGAACGATGTTGTTGAGAGATATTGATTGGGTCAACTCTAAGTGAGTTTGATTCAACTTGTGGTAAAGAATCTGGTTCAATAAATGCAGCAAACTGTGATTGTTCGTTAATAGGATGTATAACTTCATTTAAAAGGTGAGCACATGAATCAGCTGATACAGGTATTTTAACCAAATCATCGGTATGTTGAACGACAATATGGTGTTTTGGTTCTTCGATTATATTAGGATAAAAATCTTGAGCGAGTTTAACTTGTGATATTTCTTCGTACGTGCGAATTGGAATGCCATTAATGTGAAAATATTGTTTAATAACGTCAGTTGCACCGTATAAAACAAGTTGATTAGTAGCACGTGAAACAGCAGTGTAAATCCACTCACCACGATTAGTGAGGTATGAAGCAATAGCACGCGAATCAATATAAAAAATAACAGTGTTTTCACGACTACCTTGATAAGTGGTAATAGTGTTAGCATTGAAACCACCAGATCTAAGTTCTTTAGCGGTAGAATCGTTGAAACATATAATAGGGGCGTTTAGGTCTTTAAGTTTATTTAGTTCACCGTTGTATTGAACAAAACCGTTTTTAACGGAACTACGTGTGATGTAGCGAG